GTCTTCTATAAGCCTCCCCATTAAAAATCCGCTTATCCTTCACAGCTTCATCCATAAGCTGTTTCATTTTGCTTAGGATTCTATGTTTAGAACCAAACCCTATATAAGAAAACAAACGAATAATAGTAGAAGTAACTTCAGCAGAAACTCCCAACGATTTGGTTACAAAGAGTAAAAAATTTTCCAACAATTCAAACAAACGGTGCAACAAAGAAAAATCATCCAAAATTTTCGTATTAGACAATAACGTAATGTGCTTAATCAGATTTTGCAAAGTATTAGGTAAAAAAGGCAAGGCAGAAGCTAACAAAATAGTCTCCAATCCTTGAGCTTGAAGATCAAAATGATCAATCAAGCTAAATATGGACATACAAATTGAAATAAGACTATCCAGACGATTACTATTATCAGAACGGGCAAAAGAAACAAACTCCATTAACAATTTAACGACTATGAGAGTAAATCTCTTATTTATTTTTGACATAACTGTCTCAGCACCATTAATAATACTAACAACCTTGCCATGAGTATCGACCAAAGACGTAATCATTCTAGTAAAACTACTGAAAATAGAAAAACCGCCCTGGGCCTCTAACAAACACTTTCTCACCTGACAACGGGGTATCTCTCCAATCACTCTAACTTTGTAACTTTTAAACTCAATAACTGCACCTTTTAACTGCAAAAAACGTTCTTTCGAAACTACTTTAAGTTCACCAGTTCTAACATATAAAACTTTAAATTCTTTTAATTCAACACCTTCTACTTCATCAACATTTTTATTTTTATTTTTATTTTGTTTTTTAATATTTTTTTGTGAGTCCTTTTTAATGCCTTGATTAACTTTATTATTTTGACAATTCATTTTTGTTTTGTTTTGAATATATATATGCAGAGTTCCTAAACTAAGTAGCTCCATGCGTACTCTAGGTGTGAACCCCGCAACGTGTAGTTCCAAAGGGAACAAAATACAAAACGAAATTAATATTGTATATATAGGTTATATAAAAATATTTCAATTTATGATAACATGGCCTCGGACGACTATCCCCCGGCGGGACTAACACCGGTCAATAGTTGCACCAAAACATAACAAGAAAGCTAATATAATATCCAGACAAATGACCTAACCATAGGCTCCATGCGCAATGGGTTTATCACTTATATAAAAAATTATAAAACCTTCTTAAATGCTTTGAGCTGAAAATCTGTTATTATAGACGAGCTAGAGCTATTAAGCGTAA